GAAAGACTTCCTCAAGATGCCCCACTCGGCGCTGCCCTTCATCACGAAGGCGAGCCGCGTCGGCTTAGCTTCACTCCGGCGCTTGATGGACTGGTCAACGAGCTTAGGCGGCAGCTCGAAGCAGACCTTCATCAGCAAGTCGAGGACGGCTTTCACGATCGGCGCTTCGATGTGCTTGTGGATGAAGTCACCACAGCAAGCATCCCACTTCGAGCCGTCGCCCTCGATAAACGCGCACCCCGCTTGTCCGGGGTATCCGAGTGTGTGCCCGGTGGACACGCGCGTCTTGCCATTCTTGCTCACCTTCTTGGACTGGGCGAACATCATGCGATGCAAGTCAGCTTTGGACTTGTGCTTGATGTTCCGGTTCGAGAACAGGTTGCCGTCGATCTTCTCGAGAACCTTGATGGCCGGGGCACTCAGGGCTTGCCAGATCTCCTTCTCGTTTGAAATCATCCGAGCAGGTTTATCGGGCTCGCCACCCTCAGCTTTGATATCGGCCTCGTAGACGCCAGCCTTCTCTTTCTCAAAGAGCTGTCCGAGAGCGTTTTCCCAACGTTCCATCGACCATCCTTCTGGCTTGCAGCCGTGCACTCCGCCCAGTTCCAGGAACTTGCGGGCGATCTCCGGTGCACTGATCGTGCGTTCGATGTACGCCAGGACAACCGAGTCGAGTTCTTCAATCTCCTTCTTGGTTGCGGATATCTCGCGAGCCCCTGGGACAGTGACTCGACCATTATGCGCATTGATCCGGTTGCTCAAACTCGGGTTGTACAACGTGCGGTCAGTTGCAGGGCCAATGTACGCGGCCTTGCGCTTCGTGTCTTCGTCGTTGTCGTGCATGTGCAATTCACGGCGTGCAAGCTCCAGAAGCCCTTCTCCGAACAACTTCGTAGGGAGCTTGAGCTCGACAACGGGCGCGTCAGTCCCAGTCTTGTATGGGATGTCCTCCTCGCTCATCTTCTCGTATTCCTCGATCACCTTCTTGAGCTTCTCCTTCGACGTCCCAACGTCCTTGGACGTCTGGATAGCTCCCTTCCCCCCTCCACCGTGATCACCGTCCTTCGTTGACGGATTGCTCGCTGACCCACACGGCGGCGGCTTGTTGTTGTCATCCTTGTCGGTGTCCTTTCTGTTCGGCTCATAGTAGTACCGCCAATGCGTGGCAACCGGTCTCAGGCCACGCCCTTGTCCGCCCACCAGTCCGAAGATGCCCTTGTAGCACGAGATGGAGGACGAGATGAGGCCCGGCCCGTGCACCTCAGACCACAACAGTTGATGTGTCCAGGTGTACAAGGCAATCTTCAAAGGCCAGATGTCGTCGCCATAGTGAAGC